TGTAAAATAGTTTGTGATTGTGTTAACTCTCTCGCTTGTACGGCAAATGCTGGTCTAAAAAGTATTCTATGAAACTTTTTACTTTCAGCAAAATCATCATAATAGGGCGATAAGTTAAAATCAGTTGGACTTGGCATAGTCTGATATCCCCTTAAAATTCAATAATCAGTTTAATATTCTCTGTCTGGTCTGCCGCTCTTGTTATTGGCGCTCTGTTTTCTACGTATAAAACATCACCTGAATCGTGGTCTAATTCTGGCACAGAATATCCTGAATTGAATACTACATTGTTCGTTGTTGCTGAATGACTAGTATCAGGTGTTGCGCTGCCTGAAGTCGCTCCGCTGATTACGTTAGCTGCACTAAAGGCTACTTTATTTCCATTTGTATCAATACCTTCATTTGAATGTCTTGTTTGAACATAATATAAAATTGCATTTGTAGAGTCCCACTCTACAACTTTACCAATTGCACCTGTTGTTGCTTGTGTAATTTTATCGTCAATTGCAAAACTTCCAGATACACCTGTTAATTTAATAGCAGACGTAGCTCTTAATGTTGAAGCACTTGCAGCTGAACCACCCGAATTAGGGTCTTTAATCATACATACTCTTCTAAAGTCATTAGCTACTGAAACGTCACCAGAGTTTGCTGATTCTGTTCCTTCTAAACTTGTATTAGTCATTACAAAGAAAGCACCGATTTCTTCTATTGCGTTAAAACCGTGGCCGCCTTTAGGAGGAATAATTACATCTAATTCTGCACCAACTAAATTAGTTGCACCAGCAGCTACTATTTGAGCATTACTGATTGTTGCAAAAGTATAACCTGTTCCTGCTGTGGTTACCGTTACCGCTGTGACTGCACCTGAAGTAACCGTGACTGAAACTTTACCACCAGAACCATCGCCTCTAATATCAATGTTTGTGTGTGTACCATCAGTACCACCAGAACCGGCAGTTTTAATTTTGATAATGTCAATTGCGCCATCTACTGCGTTTGATGAAACTGAAGTATTTGTTGATACTGGCATAAAATCTGTTGAAAGGAAATTTGATTGCTCTGAAGCAGAAAGTGTGTACATATATTTCCACTTATAACCATCAGCAGTTGATAGAATTGTTGAAGCATTTGTACCAGTTGGTTCTACCGTTGAAGCTGTGTTATTATCATTATCTAAACACTTGTAAACATTTCTAGCAGAATTCATTACATAGAAACTTGCGTCAAATATATTAAATACACCACTATTAGCCGATTGTAGAGTAGTTGTGCCAGTTATTCTTTCTCCATAATCGTGTCTATAAATGTCATAAGTTGTACCTGTGACCCAATTTCTTCTAGGTGCTACAAAAGCAACATCTGTTGCTGTAATTTTCTTAGCAGCCAATAAATCATCATAAGTAAATGATTCTGAATTTATGTTATCTGCTGGTGTAATAGGTAATACATCTGTACCTAAATTATCTGTTCTACCATCACCTCTAGTTGATGTAGTAAATGGTAAAGGCCTACCAATACCTAGATAATATACGTTTCCTGCAGCTTCAGAAAAAGATTCCTGAAATTGCTTGGAATTGTGTATTCTAAACTTATTTGTTATAATTGCTGGCATATTTGTTTTCCTTAATCAATATTTATAAGACTTCTCACTATGTTATGTTAATTGTTCCGTTCATACCGCCGTGTGATGTACATTGGTAATAAAGAGTTGCTGGAGTATCCATAGATACGTGAAATATGATTGCTCCTGAACTAGCTGCATTATTGGTAACTCCTGTATTATAAGCAGTACCACCGGTTCCGGTCGTTGATTGTATTCTAAATGGGTGTGAACCACCTGAATTATTAATAAAATAGTATGTATTACCTTTTTTCAAGTGTAAAGCAGGGTTATCACCTGAAGTTGAGGGGAAACCTGCACCTGTAAATAGAAAAGCACTTGAACCGTTTGCTGTGACTAGTAATTGTGAAACTGGTGTTGTTGCTTGTACCCAAGCAGAACCATTATAAACTAATGTGTGACCTGCAACCGGTGATGAATTGGTTACATCTGATAAATCATTTAGAGCAGAAGCACCACCAGTAATAGTAATTGTTTTAGTTGCACCTGAACCAGTAGCGGTTACAGCAGAACCTACAAAATTCAATGTTGAAGCTGCTGTTGATAATGATGAACCTTCTTCTTGAACTATTAGAGAAGACCCACCTGATTCAGCTGATGGTTCAAAACGACCATTTCCTGATACCCATTTTAGAACATCACCATTTGAAATACCTGTTATGGTTACGTTAGTGTGTCTTTCAACACCATCATTCTCTGTTAACAATCTTATATAACCTGATTGTGAAGCAACGTAAGGTACTAAACCTGTTTCTTCAAGAGCAAATAGTCCTGAATAATTTGCGTAATTAGGAAAACTTGCAAAGTTAGCAAAGTTACCTCTGACTTTAGAACCCGAACCTGTTGTATCAATAGTACCTGTTCCTGATAATGAAGATGTACCAGATAAGTTAAAGTTTCCTGCTGATGATAAAGTGCCACCTAATGAAATTGAACTATTACCGATTGTAATACTAGAGTTAGCTAAATTAGCATTTGTAATTCCAGCAGAACCAGATAAATCAGAGTTTGATAAATTTGATACGTTTAGAGTTACCGTATTACCTGTAACCGAACTTGATACTGAACCAGTACCTAAAATTGATAATGTTTCACCTAAACTTACAACATCTGTTGTTGACGTATTATCTCTAATTGTAAAACCAGAATTTGTTAGTGAGTTATTTCCAATATTTGTAAATGTGTTTAAAGACCCATTCATTGACTTATTAGTCAAAGTTTGTGTTTGGTCAGTTGAAGCAAAATCTGTTCCAGTTATTGCTGTATTGAATTCTGTTAGTGTACCTGTGACGGTATTATTAGTTAATGAGATTGACTTATTTGTAAGAGTTGCCGAAGCAGTTGCTGTTAATACTGAAGAGTTAACTGATATTTGTAATTTACCACTTGCTATAGCAGTATCAATACCTAAACCACCAGTCACCGTAATAGGTTGACCAATGTTGGCTCTTAAAACCGTTGACGTGTCATCTGCAAAATCAATGTAAGGTTTTAAGTTAGTACCATCACCAAGATTCGTGTAAATCTCGTTGAAGTTATTGTTAATGATAGTACCACCGGTACGTAGGTTTGAACCTGTTCCGTCATTCGGTGAACTTCCTAAATTTAGTGTACTTTTTGGCATATTTAAATCTCTCTACTATTTATAATCATTTCTATGGCGTTGTGTCATCAAACGTAGCCGTTGTTTGGCTGAAGTTAGTTATAGTGTTAGAAAAGTCGTTTTTATTAGTTGCAATCGTAGCAGGAATAGCAAAATTAGATTTTAAATTTCTACCGTCTGCTGTTGAGGTTGCAATAAAAATAGCTGGTTGACCATCTAAACCTGTTTTAGTACCAATGATTTTTATATCATTAAACGTCTGAAAGTTAAATCCTGCACCGCTGTATATACTTTGAATATGTTTATTTAAAAAAGTATATCTTGGTCCTGCGTATGCGTGGCCTGATTTAACAAGAAACGTACCATTTTTACCTGCTATTAATCTTCTTACTCTACTTAAATAATCTATTTCTAATGGTGGTGTTCTTAAAGTTAAATCTCTAGTGCCTGAAGTGAAATGGTCGTGAGTTTGTGTGTCGTTATCTATTTGTCCACTTGTATGTGCATTTGGTCTTAATGAAGTACCATCTGAAGCAGTACCTAATCTTCTACCAAAAATAGTAGAGAATAGAGTATTGAGAATTGACATCAATGGACTATCAGATACACCTGAAATAGAACCAGTAATTGGTGATTGTGTTTTAGCATTCAATCTAGTAGCAACGTTTACTTGACCTGTAAAATAAAAACCTGAAGTGTGCATAGTTTTTTTGAAACTATCTCTCCAAGCATTAATAGATTGACCAACTTTAATTACATAAGAAAAATCTTGATAATACAAACTATCTTGAATCTTCATTGTACTTTCTGAAAGTTTACCATCTTCATTAATAAACGCACCATCTGTATCGGTAACTGGTACAACATTTACTGAAGCAGTTGCTATATTAATTTTTTTGAACTTACAAGTACCACCTGTTGAAGAAGTTATAGTATCATTTAAAGAAAAACTACCTGATACATCTTTTAATTTTAAAATACCTCTACTTACATCTATACTAACAATTGTTGCCGAAGCACTTCCTGAACTTGTAATAGTTGTATTCGGATTAAAAGTACCTGAAATATTTGTGACTAAAAGATTTTGAAGAAAACTTAATGTAGGTGCTGGTGAAGTTTCGTATTTTTTACCGTGTTCAACGGTTCTTAATCCATCAATTTTTCCTATTTGATTACCAAATGCTTTTAAATTACCATTTGTTCCACCTGAAGTGTTAATAGATAAAATAGGAGTATCTTTATATCCGCCACCTGAATTAGATATGAATATTTTTGTTATCTCACCTGTTGTTGTATCTGCTGAACCAGGAAAACCAGGCACAGCCGGTGAAGTTGTTGCAATTTCTTGAACAATATTATTACCAGAATATGCGTCACCTGAAGTTGTTTCATCTTCAAGTAAAATATTATCTTCGGTACCATTTGCTGGAGCTTTACTGCCGTTTTGGTCAACAAGACTACCGGTAACTATACTTACAAAACCTTGAGCAT